CCAGCAAAACATCGCTGAAGAATATCTAAATCGTGGCACAATCAGCGGGGCAAAAATCTAAATATATATTATAAATACTATTTATAGTCATGGATAATGACATAGAGATTTTTAAGGGCAAAAACTTTTCTGACCTGTGCAAAGACATCGTCAAAAACAGCGAAGAAAAGAAGAATCAGATAGACATTCTGATTACAGATTTGCGTGAAATGATAAAAACTATCAATGATGCCACCATGATTGTGCCATTATTGAAAGAATATTTTGATGTGGGTGTAAGAAACGACGAACAACTCATCAAACTTGCTGCGATTATACAGCGATTAATGAGTGGCAAGGGTGGAGCAGAAGGCGAAGGTGGTGGCATGTTGCTAACAGAAGAAGAACGCAAGCAGTTGATGGCTACCGTAGAAGAAACCGCCAAACAGTTACAAAAACCAGAAGTAGCCGAAAAGAAGGTTAAATAAATTATGGCATATTCTAATATAAATCGCAGAGCAGAGGAAAGTATTAAGCAAGATGATACAATTGCATCCAAGAGATTTGTTATAGAAAGAAAGCCGGACGCAACATTTTTTTATGAATTAGAAGAAGCGGTTGTATTGGATGTTATATTGGACGAAAATCATCCAGAAGTACAACCATCTCAATTGGTTATTGATACTTGGCCACCAAACATAGATGGCAGTAAACCTGTTGGTACCGATAAAGATTATTCATGGATAGGTAGAATACGGTTTAGATTTTTAAATAGTCAACAAAACACAGAAAAAAATACACTCGATTGGGCATTTCCGATGGAAAATACGGGTATTGTTGAGTACCCTTTGATGAACGAAATAGTAATTGTTGGAAAATATAGAGACCAATATTTTTATACCAGAAAGTTAAATGTAAATTCTACGGTGAACGCAAACGCGGATTTTTCAGCCGAAAGAACTTCTGGACAAGTCGAAAGAAATATAAATACATATTCCAGCGACGAGAAATACGCAGGACAAGAGTCTAAAATGAATTTTGGCGGAGGCGCAGATTATACCGGTGTACTTGGAAGCTATTTTAAATTTAATCCAAAAATACGTGGGTTGAGAGCGTATGAAGGAGATACTATTCTTCAATCGAGATTTGGGTCTTCTATACGTTTTGGTGCGTATGACAATAACCGAGGAAACGATAACGGTAATGGGGATTATTCGGATGGTGGCGGAAACCCGATGATTTTAATAAGAAACCGTCAAGCCCCAGTAGTAATTCCACAGGGAAAAACTGGAAAAGGATACACGGTAGAAGACATTAACAAAGACGGGTCTTCTATTCATATCACTTCTGGAAAAACAAAATCGAGGTTTGTTCCACCAACATCAAAGCCGATAATAAGTGGAAAGAGACCTGCTAGAGATTTACCAAGAGCATATGATGGCGATCAAATTATAATAAATAGTGATAGAATCATTATGTCCTCTAAGGCGAATGAAATGTTATTTTTTTCTAAAAAGCGACTTGCGTTAGTTTCGGACGAAGAAATAACGTTGGATTGTATAAAGAGAATGACGATCACTAGCATGAAAACTATTACTCTTAGTAGTAGAAAAATTTATTTAGGAGATCACGCAAAACCTTATCAACCAGCATTATTGGGAAGAAGTACTGTAGATTGGTTGAGTCAGTTGTGCGACTGGTTGTTACTTAACATTAATTTACAAATTCAAATACTTACAACAACGATTGCCCACTTCCATTTTACAAAAATTGGACCAACTACACCGGCATTTCCGCCAGCAGCAATATTATGGGGAATTCAATTGCAAAGTTTGATAAGTGCTCAAATTGTACTAAAAACACATCAACTAAAAACAACTACGCTAATGAGTCCTCGCGTGTTTGTATCTGGTGGACCAGACTAATAATATGGCACAATCAATATCAATAACTCCTGCACCAATATTTAGACCTAGTGCTTCTGCGTTGAGAAGATCAACATCTACTACCGTTTCTGTTGGTGGAGGTAACTCTCCAACAACTACAACGGGAGGGTCTTCTGGGCAAATAAACGCATCGGTGGGAGTTAATATTGGTAGAGGAGGAGTATCTTTTAGTCGTCCATCATTAAATATTTCTTCTGCTCCGTCCATATTATCTACAGCATCTGGACCGAGAGCCACAGATGCTCAAGGAAATCGACAAATTGGAACCGGAGAAGCCGTGTCTGCTGGATTGGCCGTTGCCGAGGTACTACGAGGCGGTGGACCTAGAACTGCCGTGGGAATAGCGGACGTTGCGGCAAGAAGTCTTGGAGTAAATACAAACATGTCTGCCAGACAGGCGATAGATACTTTGGCACCAGGAGTACTTTCTGGAGTTACAAATCAAATATCTTCAACCATTTCTCAGGCGATTTCGGGAATAAACTTCCCAAATCTTAATTTTCCTGGATTAGGAGAAATAATGTTGATACTTGGCGCTGGACCAAAATGGCTATTGGAGAGAATATTATCAAAAATTGCAATTCCTCCATTTATTCCCGGCCTAACGTTTAATCCGGCAATGGTTGGTGCAGCGATAAGTATAATAAAAATTATAGCATCCGGAAATGTAGGAGAAGTCGCAAAAGCATTATTGGAAGATTTGATAGAAGATATTAAAGAACAATCCGGTATTGCGGAGTTAGAAGAGCAAATACGCGACCAGGTTGCAGAAGTGCAGGGATTTATCGACGATATTCAAAATATAAGAGAAAATGGATTAAATATTATAATAGACGGTAGTGTAGACTTGATTAGTTCCGCTGAAAATCAGTTTGTTGATAACTATAATAGAGAAAATCCGGATAGAACTGAGACGGACGAGGAAGGAAACGAGAGAGTTATAAAAGCACCACCACCGGACACTTCGCAATTTGAAAAATTTAAAGAATCTTTAAAAGAAGTTGGAAATATCGTAGCAAGCCCCGTGGTTCAACTTGCCTCAAATGTATCTAATGCCACATCTCAAGTTGCACAAAATGTAGGCAATACTGATTTTGGAGGCGCCGCATCCAGAATTGGATCAAGTTTATCATCGGCTGCGTCACAAACTGGTAGAAATTTAACAAACATAGTATCATTTTCTTCAACAAATACCAGAACTCCGTCACCAACTTCAACGCCAACTGGCTGATTATTAAAAATACTATATATTTATATAAAGCATCATATATATGAAAAAGAACGAACTAGTAGATATTATAAGAACTATTGTAAAAGAAGAAGTGCATAGCGCACTTCCACAATTATTGATGGAAGTACTGGCAGAAAAAATGAGCGAAAATTCGGCGGCAATATTGGAATCTAATAAAACACCGACGAACCAGTCTAAAAGATCAAATTTTAATGTTGGATTGGAAGAACCTATAAAAAAGCAGGCAGTTCAAGCACCTAAAATGTATACAAAAAATCCGTTGTTGAACCAGGTATTGAATGAAACTGTTGGAGGTGTTCCTATAGAAGAACAAACTTCCACACCTTCCGCAATCGACGTTATCAAGACTTTGCCACAAGAAGCATTAAACGAAAATAAAGAAGTTGCTGCCGTGGCAAATGCCTTGAACAGAGATTATTCGAAGCTTTTAAAAGCCGTTGACGCCAAAGCCAAGGCGAAGCGCCCAATCTAAAACGAATGGCAACTACATCGCAACCTTATGGCATAACTTTACCCATAACACATGGGCCACAAGGATATTTTGACCAGAGTTATACTATAATAGACCAAGTAAAATCAAACTTAAATTTATTTTTGCGAACAAAAAAAGGAGAAAGAAGAATGAATCCGGAGTTTGGATCGGGTTTATGGAGTATATTATTTGAAAATTATACCGATGACATTTCCCCATTGATAGAGAACACTATAAGAAAAGATATCGCAAGATGGATGCCGTATGTGAATGTAAGTAAAGTGGAAGTTAATACGAATAATACCGAGTATAAAGATAAATATAAAGTTGGAGTGACCGTATTATTTACCGTACCTAGTGCAGGAATAACAGAAACTCAAACTTTGGAAGCTTCGATGAACACCAGCAACATATGATATTAGATACACCAAAATCATTTAAACCGGAAAAGAAAGATATAAAGTATCTAAACAAAGACTTTTCTCAACTAAAGCAATCGTTGATTGATTTTGCCAAAACATATTATCCCAATACATACAAGGACTTCAGTGAAGCATCCACAGGAATGATGTTTATGGAAATGGTGGCGTATGTCGGAGATGTAATGTCATACTATATAGATTATCAGTTCAAGGAGTCAATGCTTGTAAATTCGGAAGAACGCAAGAATATAATTGATGCCGCAAAGTCTGTTGGATATAAGGCAAAAACAACTGTGCCTTCTGTTACTAGATTGGATGTTTATCAACTCGTCCCCGCAAAAACAGATGATTCTGGAGAATTTGTTCCAGACTTGAACTATTCTCAAATCATAAAGCCGGGAATGGCCGCCACCAGTGATACAAATATAACATTCATCACAAATTCTCCAGTAGATTTCACGGTAGATACAAAAAATGATCCATTAGAAATTTCTGTATTTCAGAGAAACTCGGCGGGACAGCCTGAATTTTTTGTATTGAAGAAAAGTGTGGATGCATTTTCGGGAAGAATCATAACAAAAAATATTTCCGTATCAGACCCTGTTCCATTTTTAAAATTATATTTAGACGATACCAATGTAATAGAAGTTTTAGACGTATATGATTCGGACGGTAATAGATGGTATGAGACTGATTATTTGGCGCAAGACTTGGTTCCAATAGATTACGAAAATATATATAAAAATGATGTCACTCTTTCGGCATATAGAGATATTACTCCGTTCTTGTTGAGATATTTGCGTACATCAAAGCGTTTTGTTACTGGCGTGGATGCGGATAATACGACATTTTTGGAATTTGGATCGGGTACTAGTATAAAAGACGATGAGTTGATTATACCAAACGCATTCACGGTAAATAAACCAACGACATTCAGAGCAGAAAATATTGCATATGATCCATCAAATTTTCTGTCATCAAAGGCGTTTGGTCAGGCTCCAGCAAACACTACTCTGACTATAAGATATGTGGTTGGAGGAGGGGTAGAAAGTAACGTAAATGCAAATTCTATAAAAAATGTAAGTTCCGTTGAATTTTTTGGTGATTTGACAGAAATGGGTTTGTTGGAATTTAATTTGACTAATTTGGTACGTAGATCGGTAAGAGTAAACAATCCAATTCCGGCAACGGGTGGGAAAGCCGCAGAAACAAACGATGAAATTCGTAATAATGCACTGGCATATTTTGCTGCTCAAAATCGAGCGATAACGCAGGGTGATTACGAAGTAAGAACACACGCAATGCCATCAAAATATGGTTCCATTGCTAAGGTCTACGCGGTCACAGATACTCAGTTGGACATATCTAATATACAAGCACAGCCATCCTCGCTACAATCCGGAAGTTTATCTCCAGGCACAGTGAATAGATCTAATCCGGACAAAAACAACCCATTTGCCATCAATCTATATTTACTGTGTTATGACAACAATCAACGTTTGATACCTACCAACGAAGCAGTACGTACTAACCTGAAAAACTATCTAAATCAGTACAGAATGCTTACGGATAGTGTGAATATGTTGGATGGCTACGTCATCAACATCGGCGTAGATTTTAGCATTATTGTTTATAAAAACTATAATAAACGTGAAGTTCTAGCCAATTGCCTAACATTAGTACAGCAATATTTTGACATAAACAATATAAAGTTTTGTCAGCCAATCAATCTTAGCAGACTTGAATTGGAAATCGCCAAAGTAGATGGCGTTCAGTCCGTAACGCAGTTGCGTGTAAAAAATCTTACACTAAAAGATGGCGATTATTCTCAGTATGAATATGACATTGAAAAGGCTACGATAGATAAGGTTATATATCCATCCATAGATCCATCGATATTTGAAGTTCGTTTTCCAACAAAAGACATTGTAGGAAGAGTGGCGTAAATATAGATAGAATATCTGTCGGGTAGTTATATTTATAAAGTAAAGAAATATATAAATGCACTACTTTTTATATCCAACAAAAGACACGTTTATAACCAACTATCCAACCTATATGTACAAAAATATGGGTTTGGACGAACTATTAGAAGTTGAGAAGCGGGTCTCTGGCTATAGTTGTTCAAGTACAAGTACATTTCCTGTATTGGTTTCGTATACTAGTTCAAGTATAGAACTGTTAAATGGACCAAAATCAGCGTCTTTTAATTCCGGTTCTACGGATCCAAGAATAGTATCCAGTTCATATAAAGATGTATCTGGTCCAACTACTATGGGTGCTGTCTTATCACGAGCACTTTTACATTTTGACCTATCTACAATATCGCAATCTATAGCGGCGGCAACAATTACCAGCCCCAAGTTTTTCTTGAACTTGAAGATTTGTGAGTCGCAAGAAGTACCAGTTCGTTATTCGCTTGCCGCATATCCCGTTTCGCAGTCTTGGGCAATGGGAACAGGATACAAATACGATGGAGCATCCACAT